CGCTATCCGAATGCAAGGTGGAGCCTTTCGTTTTGTCTTCACTCAGGAAGCTTTCACTCAACTCATCAATCGCTCACTCTGATGATCCTTAACGATCTCGCGCTCGACACCCGTGCCTGCATGGGCATGGTCGAGCCTTACAACCCAGCGCATCTATCCGGTTGTTCTCTTGATCTGACCTTGAGTGACCACATACTCATAGAAAGCTTGGATCAAAACCACAACGGCTGGATCGAATGCGACATCACCCATGGGTACACCATGGCACCTAAGCAATTCGTCCTCGCCTCTACCGCTGAGACTGTCACGATTCCCCATGACTGCTGCGGGCAAGTCATCCTTCGCTCCTCAGCAGCACGTGCAGGGCTCAACCATGCTCTCGCAGGGTTCCTAGACGCTGGATTCTCTGGCACCATCACGCTGGAGCTGACTAATCAACTTCAGCTGTCGACCTTTGATCTCTTCAAGGGTCAGCGTTTGCTTCAACTGGTCATTCACCAGCTGAACTCAACGCCGTCAAACACCTATGACCGCACTGGTAATTACCACGGTCAATCACGGACAACACCTTCCAACCTCAACTTCGCTGCCCTTCAACACAATGGCTAAAGTCGAACTTCGCGTCCCTTTTCAAGAGAAGGACGTACAGGAGCTTTCAAAGGCTGCAAAGCTCCTTAAGGTCAAGATGTCCGAAGTCATTCGGCAACGCGTCCTCACGAGTCACAGACCCGTCTCTGATCGTGAACGCTACGCCTACTGCGTTGAACAAGCAGCACGTGCTGTTCCTGGCATCCCTCGTGCTCAACTCGAACAGATCGTTGGCACCACAATCGTCGCTCTACACCACAACTAATGACAGCTAAAAACGGCAAGAACTACGCGTCCAAGATCACTTGCCCTGAATGCAATCATCCCCGTATGCAGTACTCCAGCATCAGACGCACAGACACTGAACGCATTCGCTACCGCTTCTGTCCCAGCTGTGGGCACAGACTTCGCACCATCCAACCCCTAAACCCACCAACAGCGCCAGAGCAAATCGTTCCCTTTATCAGCAAAGGCGAAGGTCGTTACAACGCCAAACTTAAAGACTTTGAAGTCCTAGACATCCGTCGCATGTACAGAAACGGAATCTATTCACAAGCCGAGTTGGCGATCCAGTACGGCGTTCATCAGTGCACCATCAGCCAAGCTTGCCTTGGTAAGACCTGGAAACACCTAACCGCAGCGCCTTCTTAACCGCTTTAACTACCATGAAAACAACTTAGATGCTTCGTCGTGGGTAAGAAGTCCACAAATGCTGAGGCTCTCCTGAAGACACAGCACATTTACGGTTGTCTGACGGAGAACCAACCAAGGCAGAAAATCCTGCGAGACTGCACGGAATTGTGGGGGTGCGGCACAAGGCAGGTTGAAACATACCTGGCTCGCGCTCAGCAGATGATCATTGACGATTGCAATCAATCAAGACCAGCACTCTTAGCTGAGCTCTTGGCTGGCGTCAGAGACATCAGACAAGAAGCAGCAAAGAGAGGACAACTACAAACCAGTCTTAATGCCGTCAGGCTTATGGCTGAACTCACTCGCTTAACTGACAGTTGACTCAATTCAAGTCTCAACAAGGTAAAGACGCGCACGCTCAAACCATGCGCATGGAGTATCTCGAAGAGCTTTACTTCATCGATGGTCGTGATGATCCAAGCCACCCGCAACACATGCTGTTCACTGGACTAGCTCAGCAATACGGCCCAGGAGTAAAAACAGATGACAACTGAAATCGCCAACACCGAAGACGGCCTTGGTCTCAATGTTCGTGTCTGTGAAGACGGCATCTGCAAAACAGGTTTCACGTCTTCTATGCATTTAGTAGAGAAGAAGGCCAGCGAACTCAAGCAAGCTATCCACAAGGAAGCAGCTGATACCTTCCGGGACATCAGCAAACTCGAAGCTGATGCAATGGCAAATGGCTAACCATTACAAGCAAGGAGACATCGAGACGATCGACGCACTCCGTTCGGCCTTAGGCCCTGAAGGCTTCCGTGGGTTCTGCGCAGGTAACGTCATCAAATACGTGTGGCGTTACAGGCGTAAGGGCTCAGCTGTAGCTGACCTCCACAAGGCAAAGGACTATCTCAATTGGTTGATTGATGACCTCACATGAAAATCATTGATTTCCCTGGCAACACTCGCACTTGTAACTTCTCTTATCACAAGGTGAAGGATGGACCAAACTACTTTGTCTGTTACTACAAGGGCAGCTCACGGTTGTTGTATGACCCTTTGAGCGCATGGCGCACGCTGGAGGCAGCAAAGTTCACTGATGTAGGCAAGTCCCTCAAGGAATGGTGCCTAGAGATGATTGGTGAGCATGAAGTGGCCGCGGCCATAGAAGAACCGAACGACAACACACGCATGGTGGTCTGATGTCAATCCTTGATCGCTGCCCTGGCGGAACCCTCCTCTCTCCCCCTGAGGAAATCACTCCTCAATTCAGGGGTACTGCTGAGGATTCAGAGAAGCTAAGGCAACGCATCATGGCTGATCTTCTGCCATATCAAAAGGATGTGGTGGAAGACAAGGACCACCGCATCGTGGGGTTCGTTGCAGGCTATGGCGCAGGCAAGTCACGCACGATGTGTGCATGGACGATTCTCTGCGCCTTAGACAACCCAGACACGCTGGGTGTGATGTTTGCACCAACAGGACCATTGGTCCGTGACGTGGTCATCCGCACGATGGAAGACTTCCTGGAGCAGTACGGCATTGAGTACGTGTTCAGGGCAAGCCCATTACCTGAATTCAAGCTGTTGCTACCTGAAGGACCTGTCGTTGTCCTATGCCGCAGCATGGAGAACTGGGCAAGGATCATTGGCTTGAACTGCAGCTTTATCTGTGCTGATGAGATTGACACGTCAAAGATTGAGATTGCTAGACGTGCTGTTGATAAGTTCCTTGGTCGTCTCAGAGCGGGTAAGCGCAGACAGCTAGGACTGTTCTCCACACCTGAAGGTTTTGGCATCCTGTACAGCATGTTTATGGAAGAAGGGCATAAGCCTGACCGTGCGCTGTACAAAGGCAGGACAGCAGATAACCCTTACCTACCTGCTGACTTCTTGGATGCAATGCGGGAGAACTACTCGCCTGCGTTATTTAAGAGCTATACCGAGGGTGAGTTCTGCTTGTTGACCCAGGCAGCAGTGTATCCAGAGTTCGACCGTCATCTGAACAAGAGCGATCAGGGCAAGCCCAATGAAAACGATGTGCTGTTCATTGGCGTTGACTTCAACGTCGACCGTTGTGTGATGGCTGTATGCGTCGAGCAGTCCGACGGTATCCATGTTGTGCAGGAATGGATTGCACGTGATACGCCAGGCGTCATCGAGCGTCTAAGGCAGGAATATCAGCCATGGATTGACCATGGTCAGCTGATCGTTTGCCCTGATGCCAGTAGCCAGAACAGAAGCAGTAAGAACGCTGGTATCTCAGACTTCGGGTTGATGAAGCAAGCAGGGTTGAGGTTACAGACGCAGGCATCGAACCCCTTCATCAGGGATAGGGTGCTGAGCCTTAACACATTGATCCTCAACGCCAAAGAGGAAAGGCATCTGTTCGTCCACCCGCAATGCAAGCAGATGATTAGGGGCTTGGAACAGCAACCTTATGACCAGGCGACACAACAACCACAGAAAGGAGATGGCGGCGTTGATGACCTATCGGGGCAGATGGACGCACTGGGTTATGCAGTGTGGCAGCTACGTGGCATTAAGCCTTGGCAGACTGGTAGTGCAAGAACAGTTGATGCTTGGTAATGCCTGAAGTAACCCTCGTTGACATCATCAATTACTACAAGGGCCTTCCGCAGCAAAAGGAAGCCCTTCAGTTGTTGCAGCAGTCGATGCCTGACTCATTGCTGCAGAAGAAAGCAGCATGGCATCAGAAGTGGATAGAGACACCACCAAAACCGAAGCAGTATTACACGCCTGAGCTGTTTGAGGCGTTGACAGGATACGCGGCGTATAAGTTCCCGCAAGAATTCTGTGATGACTGCCAAGCGTTGTTTGATGACACAGGGTTCAGCAAGAGCTTGAATGCAAGCCAAATGTTGATGGCGAACCTGTTGCATGAGACAGCAAACTTTGTGTTTATGAAAGAGCTGGCATCAGGTGAGGCGTATGAGTGGCGCACTGACCTAGGCAACCATGGCAATGGTGACGGTCATAGGTATAAGGGTGCTGGCGTGTTGCAGCTGACTGGACGTCATAACTACCAGCAGCTGGCTGATGACGTGGATGACCCGAAGGTGATGGAAGGCGTGGATTATGTAGCCGAGAAGTATCCGTTCAGCAGTGCTGCCTCATGGATTAGGCACAACAACTTGTATCACTTGGCAGAGCGTGGTGAGTTTGAACAGGTATGCGTTAAGATTAACGGATCAAAAAACGGCTATTCCGATCGCTGTCACAAGTATGCAATCTGTCAACAGGTTATGGTCTGACGTCAAGGGTTATGAAGGCGTGTACG